CTCATAGCCAATTGTTGTTACTTATTGACTGATGACTTATTACATTAACCGTCAACAAGGTCGCTACGATGAGACCTGTGATGAGTACACTACTCGTAGCGAAGCATATGCTATGCTACGTGAGTATCAAGTAGCTGAGCATGGACGTGCTTACTACTACCTGTCCACTACATGCAAGGAGAATTGGAAATGACCAACGCTTACACACACGACACCTACGTAAAGGTGCCTACGTATCCTGATGAGTTCAGGCCATTGCTTAAGTTAATGCAACGTGCGTTATGTGAGACACAGGTACGTGATGCACTCTCAGCTGTTGAGTTGCACAAAGTTGAGCATTGGCTCAATGACTTTCAATCCCTTGCTTTGGAGTTTGCCGAGTGACTGAATCCAACATTATCCTTGCTATCATTGGTAGCATTGGCTTACTTGCTACGCTTGCTGTTTACAGTCGAGCTGACACTGCTGTTACATGTTATGAGAAGCGTATCAAATGAAAGTCAAACTGTACAGATTGCTTGAGGAGTGTATCGAACGAGGAATCATTGGCGGTCTTCTTAATGAAGACTTAGAAGCTAATGAGGATTACCTTGTTGAGCGATTCACTCAACGAGTAATGAATGAGATTGACACTTACTTCACCTTCGACGACACTAACAACTGATCATGAAACTTTCCACTAACTACACCATCCACGCTGACATTGCTCATGTTAGCTATTGCTCTGGTGATGACTCGTTCAACTTCTACACTACTGATGATGAACAGATTGAGATCTACGGTGCAAGCGTAGATGACATGATTCGCCTTGCTCGTAACTTCTTTGTGGTCGACCTAAAGGATACAAGTAAGGCACGTCTATGTGAACATCAGCTTCGCAACCTGAATGAGATCAAGGACGCACTTGATGTTTACCTGAACACTAACTCTACCACTACTGAGGCTAACTGATGTACGCTGTTATTCAGGATCACGCTGTTGTAGACTACTTCCAATATGAGGAAGATGCTTACAATGAAGCATTCAATTGTGCTGATCATGGGGACACTGATGGTCTCCATGTTGTGAAACTTATTTGGGACTACAACTCCAAAGACAGAGGTTAATCATGTACACATTCAGGATTCCCAGTGACGTACTCATTGGACAATACCTACAGTATTTCACACTCATAATGGCTGCAAGTATCGCCTTTGTGTATACTTGTGGCTACACATTCGGTCTCTTTGTTCATTCGCTAAATGACAAATGTACACAACTCATAAGGGTCTTCGTGAATACGAAATCACCCTTCGTTCAGGTGTTTGGTATTTACTAGCACCCGATTCTGAGCGTGCCGCATGGAATGCTTTAGAATTGTCCCGTGAACGTAATGATCAATTGTTAAATGTGAGGCAAACAGATGAGTGGTAAGAAGAAACCTTACTTCGACAATAACTGGCAAGAATACAAGGACGCACCTGATGACTTGTTCGAACGTCACACCTTTGAAGAGGTAATGCACTGGAAGGTAGGCGGTTGGGAGCTACCAAGTAGTGTATGCTGTGTAATCCGTGCTACTGATCTTGACACACATAAGGTCACCGAGTACGTGTATCGCAAACATTCTGCTGCACAGAACAAGGTTAACGAGCTGATCAACAAACGCAACTGCGAGTTTGTAGTTGCTGATCACGAGTCTATTCATTTCCTTTCACCTGCTGACATTTCTGACTATGACAATTCTGACGACTGAAGAGTTCCAAGAGTTCAGCGAAGCTTATCCTGAGCTTGCTGATTGTGTATGTCTTGATGAAGTTGAGTACCTCCTCGATGAGGATGATAATTAATGCCTACACCTGCTCAGATTGATGAACAGGTGCAGCTTGAGCGTGATCAAATACGTCAGGGTCTCAAGCGCTTAAGGGATAACACGGACGCACTGCAGCAACGTAGCTATGCGTCTGCTACGGTGTATGGTGTAGCTTCTATTGATCTTCTCCTTCCAGTACTTGTCAAACGTATTGAAGATACTAACCATCGAATACACGAGAGAAAGAATGGTGTAGCATTCAAAGAGATTGCACAATACATTAGTGGTCTAGAGCCTCTTGCTGCTGCCGCTATTGCACTGAAGCTTACCTTTGATAAGGTCTTCAGTTACAAGGATGGTAGTGATCAGGTGCAATCAGTATGTGATGCAATTGGTTCAGCTGTTGAGGCTGAATGTCAGATGCGTTACTATGAGCGATGTGCACCTGGTCTTCTCACTACCTTGAAGAAGAACTACTGGCATAAGTCATGTGGTACTGATCAGAAGCTAACGGTCATTCAAACATTGATGAACCGTAGTGATATCCAACAATGGCAATCATGGGGAAGGGCTAACCGAATCAAGTTAGGTGGGTGGTTGCTTGATTGTATCATTGAGACATCACAGTGGTTCACCAAGGACCTACGCAGAGAGGGTAAGAGAACAGTCAACTACATCATCCCAACACCTGAGTTCATCTCAATCAAAGACAAGGTGATGGCTGATGCCGAGCTATTTGCTCCGCTTGCCTGGCCAATGCTCATCGAACCTAACGATTGGACAAACGAGCGAGCTGGTGGTTACATACTCAATGAGGTAATGCGTGGGCACGATCTGGTACGTAGGGGCAATCCGTCCCGTATACAGGGAGAAACACCGATCAACTTTCTGAACAAGATTCAGAAGGTTGCCTTTACCTTAAATCCTTTTATTGTAGGGGTTGCGGAAGAACTAGATAGATTGGAACGAGCAGTCGGTAAGTTCCTCCCTATTGTGAATCATGAGTTACCACCAAAGCCTTTTGATATTGCAGAGAACAGAGATTCTCGTAAGGCATATCGAAGAGCAGCGGCGGAGACAATGAACTTGAACGCACAAGAGTTCAAGAAATCATGTCGTACTCGCATGACTATGGAGGCAGTGAATAGATTCAAGGACGTAGCTAGGTTCTACATTCCTTGGAGCTTTGACTATAGAGGGAGAGCTTATCCTATCCCTGCCTTTCTTACTCCTCAAGATACTGACTTTGGAAAAAGTTTATTGATCTTTGCTGATGGGTCTTATGTAACACCTGAAGCAGAGGAGTGGTTAGCCTTTCAAGTAGCAACTACATTTGGTCTTGATAAAGCACCAATGACTGAGCGGCTTGAATGGGCAAGAAATAACCATGAATTGTTCACACTCATAGCAACAGATCCAATTGGTAACTTACATCTTTGGGAAGAAGTTGAAGAACCTTGGCAGTTCTTAGCTGCTGCTGAAGAGTATTACCATTGTGTCGTAGCTGCTGATAGACAGTTCACACGTCTTATGGTGGCAACTGATGCTACTTGTTCAGGATTACAAATCCTGGCAGGATTAGCTAGGGATAAGTCCACTGCACGTCTTGTGAATGTCCTACCTGGTGATAAGCCACAGGATGCGTATAAGGTAGTTGCTGAAACAGCTACTCCTTATTGTCCTGAGTCTATTCAACCTTATATGGACAGAAAAACGGTCAAGCGCGTAGTTATGACCGTGCCTTACAATGCTAAACCATTCTCAAATCGTGGGTACATCAGAGACGCACTGAAAGAGAAGGGTGTAGAGATTGAGAAGGATGATTTAACAAAGACAGTTAAGGCTGTACGCAATGCCATGGATGTGGTCGTACCGGGTCCTATGGCTGTCATGAAATGGATTGAGGAAGAAGTAGCTGAGGCTATCAAAGCTGGTAAAGAGTATCTTGAGTGGACAACACCGTCTGGCTTTCTTGTTCATCAAAAGCTCAATAAAAAACTCCTTGTGAGGATTGAGCTACAACTTCTTGGCACCTGTAAGATGAGTGTCGCAGTTGATGATTCTGATGAGGTTGATCTTAACCATCATAAGAACGCAACAGCTCCTAACCTTATTCACAGCTTAGATGCTAGCTTGCTACATTTGAGTGTCTTAGACTTTGATGCACCTATTGCTCTTATTCACGATTCTGTCCTTTGTCGTGCAACGGACATGTCCACCTTGTCTTCCATTGTTCGACAAACATACATGCACCTGTTCGCAGAGCATGATTACCTGAAAGACTTTGCTTCTCACATTGGAGCAAAGACTGAACCACCGATTGTTGGAGACCTTGAACCGGAATCCGTAATCGAATCCACCTACTTTTTCTGTTAATGGCACAAACCATCCACGTTACCCAACAGCCTGTTGTCCTTGAAGGATACCAAGCTGTACTGAAACCCAGCAAGTTTGGGTATTCACTGTCTGCTATTGTTGATCAAGCACTTGTTGATAAGCTTGAAGAAGATCGCGTTGAGTCTGTCAAGTGGGCAGAATCTAAGCTGAAGAACCCAAAGCGTTCCACCCTGAAGCCTGAGCCTTGGGAAGAGGTGTCTGATGGTAAGTTTAAAGTTAAGTTCAGTTGGAATGAAGAGACCAAGCCGCCCGTGGTGGATACTGAAGGGACAATCATCACCGACGAGAACACACCTCTGTATAGTGGAAGCACAGTTAAGCTTGCCTTCCGTCAGAAGCCTTACATCCTCCGTGATGGTGTCACCTACGGTACAAGTCTTAAGCTTGTCGGAATCCAGGTGGTCACAGTTGGCTCTGCTGCAGGTATTGATACAGGCGACCTTGGTGAAACTGAAGTGGCAGCTCTCTTTGGTCAAACAAAGGGCTACAAAGCTTCTGAGCCTAACATCAGTGTTCCACCTGAAACTGAGGAAGACGACTTCTAATGACTAGATACCGTTCAGGTCTTGAGGAGAAGGTCGCTGATCTTCTCTCCAACTTGAAGGTAGAGTTTGAGTACGAGTCAACAAAAGTTCCCTACATTCTTCAATGCAACTACACACCCGACTTCCTTTTACCGAATGGCGTCTACTTAGAGACCAAAGGGCAACTGACGGAGGAAGACCGAAGGAAGATGCTAGCAGTGAAGAAGATGAATCCCGACTTAGATATTCGGTTCGTCTTTCAAGCACCCTATAACAAGATCTACAAAGGGTCTAAGACTACTTATGCGAAGTGGTGCGAAAAGCACGGCTTCCAATACTGTTCATTCCACTCCATCCCCATTGAATGGCTAACCTGACTTACGGCACTGCCGACTACTATGCTGAAGGGTTCTCTGATTATCTTGCTGACATTCAGTCTGATGACCCTAAAACAACTGAGAACCTGATCGAAGGGTTCTACCGAGCACTTGATTCCTGGTTCGAATATCACGATGCACAAGCACGAACATATGCAGACCTCCGAAAGCGAGTTCGTGCGGCACTTACCGTGTGAAAACTGTGGCTCATCTGATGCAAATTCTTTGTACACAGATGGGCACACTTTTTGTTTCTCTTGCAACAGTTACGGACACACAGAAGAAGATGTTGTTCACACTCACAACAAAATGTCATCAGTCACCTTACAGGGTGTAGCCACTAGACTTCAGAAACGCAACATCTCTGAGAAAGTATGCCAACAGTATAAGATCTACCGTGATGGTGACCTACTTAGGTTCCATTACTATGATGAGTCTGGTACTCTGATTGGGTGCAAGACAAAGACAAAAGACAAGGATTTCCGTTATGAAGGACAACCCCCTACCTGCCTCTTTGGACAACATTTGTTTCCCTCCACTGGAAAACGAGTCGTTATCGCTGAAGGGGAACTCGATGCAGCTTCGTGTAGTGAGGCTATGCCGGGGTGGCAGATGGTATCTCTACCTAGCGGTGCCGCAGCGGCCAAGAAGTCGGTTCAACGGGCTATCCCCTGGCTCCAGGGTTACGAGGAGATTGTCCTGTTCTTCGACAATGACGAGGCAGGCCGTAAAGCGGCGGAGGAAGCAGCAAGCGTCTTACCACCTGGCAAGACAAAGATCGCAAGACTTGAGGGCTACAAGGATGCGTCTGACGCACTTCAAAACAATGACTCTGAAGCGATTCGTCGAGCTATATGGGACGCGAAACCTTACCGTCCAGATGGTATCGTCGACGGAAAGTCTCTGCTCGATCTAGTTACAACACCAACACCACCTTCTGATCATGACTATCCATTTCAAGGAATCCAAAGCAAACTACACGGGATCCGGTTTGGAGAACTTGTTACAATCACTGCTGGATCTGGTATCGGGAAATCCAGCTTCTGTCGTGAACTCGCAACTCACTTGTTACGTAACGGCGAGCGGGTCGGTTACTTGGCTCTTGAGGAATCCAACCGTCGTACAGCTCTCGGATTGATGTCCGCAGCAGTTGGTAAATCACTACACATTGGAGAACATGACCGATCTACTCTCACCCAAGCGTATCAAGCTACTCTTGCTAACTGGAATCTTTTTCTTTTCGACGGCTTCGGTTCTTTTGATCCTGATCTCATCTACAACCGAATTGAGTACCTGGCAACGGGTCTTGATACAAGGGTAATCTTTCTAGATCACCTCAGCATTCTGTTGTCTGGGCTTGATGGTGATGAGCGCCGAATGATTGATACCACCATGACAAGGTTACGTTCTCTTGTAGAGCGTACTGGTGTTGCTTTGTTCCTTGTCTCACACCTACGTAGAACATCTAGTGATCAAAACCATGAAGAAGGTGCCCGCGTCACTCTGGGACAGCTGCGCGGATCTGCAGCGATTGCACAGCTCTCTGACGGAGTTATTGCACTCGAAAGAAACCAGCAGAGCGCATCTGGAGGAGGTGATACAACTGTGCGAATCCTCAAGAATCGCTATTCAGGCGAGGTTGGCGTCGCGTGCCGACTGACTTACGATCTATCCACTTGTAAATTCTATGAAACCGAAGCAGGCGACGAATTCGACCCAACAACAGACTTCTAATAGGTCAGTAGATGAGTATGGCTATCCTCTCTACCTTGATGCTGAGAATGACCCAGCACTAAGTAAATCGTTTGCCGACATCATTGACTACTATGCTGAGCTTGAAGCTCAAAGCCCTAAAGAAGCTGTATTTCATTCTGATCAACCTTGGGTTGATTGTCCTGACCCTTGGAATCTTCGTGGACGACTACCTATGACCCCTGTTTGGAAAGATCCAGCTAAAGCTAAAGAACGTTGGGATCGAGCCTTTAATTACCTGGCTCAGTTGAAGCGTCCTAACCCTCCTACCCCTGAAGCAGTAACCCGAGCACAATTTGTTGATAAGACCTATGTCTGGAAGGAATCTGGCAAGGAGACTAAACCTTCTTGAGTTACTGCTTGTAGTCACTAACCTATTTATTGTTGCTGGAGTAATACGTCACTGGAATGACGCTTATCTTTGACTTAGAAACAAACGGTCTACTACATGATGTTACCTGCATCCACTGTTTGGGCATCTACGATACGGAGACTAATGAAACCCTTGTCTATAATGACGAAGGTAATACCGAGCCTATTGTTCGTGGCTTACAGCGTCTTGAAGATGCTGAAGTTATTGTTGGGCATAATATCATCAATTATGATCTTTGCGTTATTCGCAAATTATTTCCCTGGTTTGCCACCCGCAGTACTGTTCTTGATACTCTTGTTCTCAGTCGCATTTGTCACGCCGATATTCTGAAGATTGATCAGAAGCGTAAGTGGAAACATATGCCACTGCAGTTATATGGTCGTCACTCCCTGGAGTCCTATGGTTATCGCCTAGGTGAATACAAAGGGGCTTTCGGTAAGACTGCTGACTGGAAAGAGTGGAGTCAGGAGATGCAAGACTATATGATACAAGACGTTGTTGTTACGACTAAACTTTGGAAACACTTTCAACCATTCCTGGATGGATCACGTTAGAACATGACGTTGCCCAGATCCTCACGGAACAAGAATTATATGGATGGTACTTTGATGAGCCTGCTGCATGGCAACTTGCACAGACTCTCTACGCCGAGCTTGCTGATCTTAATCAGCTACTACGGGAGCGGTACCCTTACATCGCTGGACCGGAGTTTACTCCTAAGCGACCTAACAAAACACAAGGATATGTCACCGGAGCTACTTTCACTAGACTAAAGGAGTTTAATCCAACAAGCCGTGAACACATCGCTTGGGTGATGAAGGTACGTCACGGACGTAACTTCGAGAAGATGACAGCAAAAGGCAAGACTGCCATTGATGAAGTTGTTCTCAAGGATCTAGGTACTGAAGAAGCCCTTCAGTTCTTTCGTTGCCTTGAACTGACAAAACAACTTGGCATGTTATCTGAAGGCAAGAATGCGTGGTTAAAGTTGGTACGAGACAATCGTATTCACCACCACTGTTCAGTAGCCACCAACACTTTTAGATGTGCACACCGTAATCCAAATCTCGGGCAGGTACCAAGTGATCTTGAATTTAGAAAACTATTTCGTGCTAGCCCTGGGTATGTCATGGTTGGCGCTGATCTCGCAGGCATTGAACTTAGAATGCTCGCACACTATCTGGCTCGATATGATGGAGGCAGGTACGGAGACGTACTTCTCAACGGTGACATACACCAAGAGAACGCTGACAAGATTGGAATTTCACGCCGACTAGTAAAGACAGTAACCTATGCCTTTTTGTACGGAGCCGGTGACCAAAAGATCGGACTATCTTACGATGCACAACTATCTCCCAAAGATGCCAAAGCTAAAGGTGCCGAGATCCGTCAAGCTTACATGGATGCAATTCCAGGACTTGAGAAACTGGTTACTGCGGTTAAGTCCAAGGCGGAATCTGGTTACATCAGCTTGTGTGACGGTCGCCGCTGCGCTGTTGATGGTAGCCACAAAGCCCTTAACTACCTACTCCAAGGGAGCGCGGGTATTATAGCTAAACAATGGATGATTCACACTCATAATGTGATCAAACAATGTGAAATCAATGCACATCAACTAGCTTTCGTTCATGATGAATTGCAGTTCGAGTGCCCACCAGACTATGCTGATACCCTATCATCGGCGCTATTGATCTCTGCTCTAACAGCAGGAGAAACTTATGACCTCAGGGTTCCTATTGCAGCCGAAGCTAAAGTAGGTCAAACCTGGGCAGATGTCCACTAAACCACCACTATGGCAGTAAAATCTAAAACCTCCCTTGGTCGAGTTCAATTCGAGTCCAAGGCAAAATATAAACACACCCGTCAAGGTAATGGCACTCGTAGTCTTCCTTCGCATGGGCGTAAGCTCAAGCGGGGACAAGGCAAGTGAGCCTATTAATTGACGCTGATTACATTGTCTACAAATGCTGCGCTGCTACCGAAACAGAGATTGACTTCGGAGAAGATCTTATCGTCGTTACCTCCCGCTTCAGTGAGGCATACGAATACGTTGAACGAGAACTCTATAACATCGCCAATGACCTTGGATGTTTTGATGATTCTATTCTGTTCTTTTCTGATAGCATCAACTTTCGTAAATCTCTTGATCCAGCGTATAAGGGACATCGAAACAGAAAGAAGCCATGTGGCTACAAAAGAGTCATCAATAAACTCAAGGAGGAATACAACGTTGTTGTGATGCCTACCCTGGAGGCTGATGACGCCTTGGGTATCTATGCCACCAATCTACCTGGTCAACACATCATCTGCAGCCCTGATAAGGATATGAGACAGATACCTGGCCAGCTATTTGATCTCACTCAAGGTGTGGTTGAAATCACCCCAGAAGGGGGTAGGCGGTGGCATCTGATACAGACTATGGCAGGCGATCAAACCGATGGCTATGCTGGTGTACCTGGTATTGGTATCAAACGTGCTGCAGCTCTCCTCGATGAGCACGGTGAAACCTGGAAGACTGTTGTAGATGCTTTTGCTGAGAAGGGTCTCGATGAGTCAGTTGCATTGTTGAATGCACGATTAGCAAAGATTCTTCAATGTGATGACTATGACTTTTCAACTAAACAAGTCAGACCATGGCTTCCCACCACCGCCAGTGTTGGACCTAACGATAGAGCAACAGTTCAAGCTGCGTCAGATTGAAGACGCCTTGAACAGCTCAAAGGGTGAGATAGATGCTATCATCACCTTATTCCTTGCTCTTCAAAAGCAATGCTTTGTGTTGGGCAACAACGTATCAAACCTCATAAAAAAATGGCCGCCACCAATCAATCCGGACCGGACTACTATCGACGAGGCAGTATCCAAGTTTGGGACTTTATTCGAGACCAAGGATTAAGTTTCCACCTCGGTAACGCAATTAAATATATTTGTCGCGCAGGGCATAAAGACAGCCGCCGTGACGATCTCCGTAAAGCCATCCACTATTTGCAAAACGAACTCGAAAATGACATCATCAACCCTTCTCCAGCAAGCCGTCGAATTCCGGAACGCTTTCCAGGTGAAGAACAGTACTACGCCGGCTTCACGGACTATGCAGAGGCGTTTGATCGTTGAAGAGTTCAAAGAGTTTCTCGATGCAGAGAATCAGCTAATTATGGGTCTGACTATTAATGCAGCAGACTGCCTAAAAGAATTGTCTGATCTTGTTTATGTTTGCTATCAATATGCTGCTAACCTTGGTTGGGATCTCGATGAAGCACTAGACCGTGTACACAAGAGTAACCTATCTAAGCTTGGAGATAACGGTAAACCTATCTACCGTGAAGATGGCAAGGTCTTGAAGGGACCAAATTACCAACCCCCTAACCTTACTGATCTTGTGTAATCATGTCTAAACCACCGAAAGAACTTATTGCTCGTACTGGTCGTGTACAATCCTGGATTGATGACCCAACCTCTCGCCTGCCTGTCTCCTGTACCGTCTTCGTTGTGGAAGACACGATGGAAGGAGAAAATGGAATCGAAGCCAGTTGGCGTTTCGTTAGCCATGCACTCCGATACGGTGCAGGCGTTGCTGTCCACCTTAGCAAACTGCGACCCAAAGGAGATGAAAATGGCAAAGGACTAGTAGCATCTGGTCCTGTCTCTTTTGCTAAAATTTATTCCACACTGAATGAGATCCTCCGTAGAGGTGGTGTATACAAGAACGGCGCTGTAGTGTGTCATCTTGACCTCAGCCACCCTGATGTACTTGAGTTCATCACTGCTAGTCGAGCTGAACTTCCCTGGGTAAAGCGTTGTGTCAACATTAATCAACTCTGGTGGGATGCAGCTAACCGACAAGTTAAAGAAGCACTACTTGAAGGAATCAAACGCGGAGACATCTGGCTTAACAAAACCAAGGTAGATAAAAATGGAAATCGAATCCGGGGTAACGTATGCCTGGAGGTCTATTTGCCCTCACGAGGTACCTGTCTACTTCAACATGTTAACCTCGGCCAATGTGAACTCGATGACATTCAAGGTGCGTTTGTTCACGGAATGTCCGAACTGTGCAGTCTTCACGGAAAAACAGATGTTGGATCTAGCGGAGAATACCTCCCTTCAGAGACAGATCGCCAAGTCGGTCTCGGAATGTTGGGTCTCGCAAACCTCCTCCGACGTAACGAAGTAACCTATAAGCAGTTTGGTGAAGCATTAACTGAGATCAACAGTGGTCTTAAGTATGAGTGCACACCAGCTACTATCATTGCTGAGGAACTTGCTGCTGGTATCAAAGCTGCTGCTCAGGTAGCACGATTCAATGACATGGATCGAGCCTTCGCTATTGCCCCTACAGCGTCCTGTAGCTATCGTTATACAGACCTTGATGGGTATACCACCTGCCCTGAGATTGCACCACCTATAGCCCGTCAGGTGGACCGTGATAGCGGTACATTTGGCGTCCAGAGCTTTGACTACGGTCCTGTTGAGATCGCGTCGGAAGTTGGCTGGGATGATTACAGAGCAGTGTGTGATGGTATTGTTACCCTGCTTGATAAGACTGGGTTGTTGCATGGTTATTCATTCAACTCTTGGTCAGATGTGGTTACCTATGATGAGCAATTCATCGAAGATTGGTTGGCAAGTCCACAGACTTCTCTTTACTACTCGCTTCAGGTTATGAGCGACGTTCAAGATAAGTCTGATGCCTATGCTGCATTGGATGAAGGTGACGTTGACGCATACCTGGAGTCTCTTCTTAATGATCCGGTGGGCGTAAGTCCGCCACTTGCTCCTGATTGTAATTGCGGCGAATGAACCCCTATCAAAAACTATTGAATCGTAAACGCAAGTGGTCTCCAGTACAGACCACGGCTGGTAAACTTGCTGATGGTGCGGAAGAAACAATCTACCGCGCCTTGGCAATCCGTCATATGGAACTACCAGTTGGTGATTTTATTTCAGATGCTCTTAAAAATGAAGTTCCAGAAGTGGCAAGGGATATCCTTTTGTCCAATATCAAGGACGAAGAGAACCACGACCTTGCTCTCGGTTACATCGCCAACGCTATCGGCGTTGATGAAAAAGCTGAAGCCGAAGCCAAGAAACTACGTGACGCCTGGATTGCTCATCCAGATCACACGCTCCTCAAGGCACTTGTTGCCGAACGTGCTATTTTCTTTGTGCTCCTCCCGTTCTTCAGATTTAACGGTGATGCTGGTCTCAGAACAGTAAGTGCCGATATTAGCCGTGATGAACAAGTACATGTAGCAACAAATAGCTTGGTATGTACTGAGCTTGGTCTCAATTGGAGCCCTTCTCTCGATAAGCTACGGAAGGCAACCATTAATTGGGTAATTGAACCACTAGGTAGAAATACCTCCAATAAATATTTGGATAAAAAATTTTGGCTGGATTCCAGCGACAGTCTGATGTATCAAGGTAAAGCACCTGAGCTTTCTGACACACGTCGGGCACGAATGCCTGCCTTCTTTGAACATGCAAACCCCAACCTTCCTCAATACGCTTGAGACACATGGTCTCCAGCTTAACTCTCTTCTGGCTCAACTAGAGGAGAACTTTCCACCTGTTAATCCCCACCCGGATGATCCAAACAATCTCATAATGTACCGCTCGGGTCAACGTTCTGTTGTCGAGTGGATTCAATACCAACTCACACAAGAGAACAATGGCTAAACCTTCATGGCAGCAAGCAGTAGACGATAGAGCTGCTGCTGGTTTTACTATCGGTCAAGCGTGGTATGACCAACAAGGACCACAGTTTAAAAAGAATAACACAGCAGAAGCTGTAGCACGTTATGCTGCAAGCAGAGGTTATGGATTAGGAGATGCTTGGAAAATTTATGGGCAGCAAACTACAGCTGCTCCTAAAGAAGCTAAGAATGTAACCCAAGCTCTGCGTATTGCAGGTGAAGGTGGTATTACCAAGCAAGAACTAAATCAAATTACCAAGCAGTTTGATACACCTGCCAATAAAGTTGTTCAACGCCTTGATCAAATTAATCAAAATCTGAAAGCAAAAGATCAGACTGGAATTAACCTTAATTCTGGTGCTGCTAATATGCTTATCAAGCAAGCAGAGAACCAAACTGGTTATGATGCTTACCTCAATGCGCTAACTGGTCAGTCTGCTTTTGGTAGCGGTCAGATCGGGAAGACACTTCAAAGCATGATTGGTTCTCCTGGAATGTTTGGTGAACCAGCTACTCCTGGGTTTAACCCTGGCGGTAGTGCAACTGCAAACCGAATGATTGGTGGTACAACCATTCGTCCTGGCGGTCGTATTGCTGTACGTCCCGTGGGTGTAGCCCCTGCTGTAGCACCAACTGCCGAAACCATGGCACCTGCTACTGCACCTACTGCTACTGCTGCAGAAACTCCCGGTGATGCGTTTGATTTCCAATCAATCCTTGATGCACTGACTGGAGCTGAACAACCTCAAATGGATATGTCTGCTTTGACAGATATGTTCAACACTCAGTTTGATGAACTCACTTCTCAGTTTGAAACCATGAAGCCACTTCAACTTGCACAGTTGGGTCGTGCCTATGGTGGTGATGCTATCCGAGCTGCTCAACGTATGCGTAAGGCACGTCGTGATTATCGTCGCGGTCTACCTGCACAGGCTCTTGGTCAAGCATTCACTAATCTTGCTATTGGTGGAGGCATGACCCTGTAATGTCTGCTAAAGAACGTTACGATTTGTTGTACGGTGATCGCACTCAATATCTAACAATGGCACGTAGAGCTGCCGAACTCACACTACCTTATTTAGTTCGTGATGATGAGGAGTCATACAAATCTGCTAAACCTCTGCCGTCTCCTTGGCAAAGTGTTGGAGCAAAAGGTGTAGTGACTCTTTCATCGAAACTGATGCTTGCATTACTTCCTCCACAAACCAGCTTCTTTAAGCTACAAGTGGATGAGACTATGCTTGGTCAGGAATACGGACCTGGTATTAAATCAGAACTTGATCTAGCTTTTGCTAAGATTGAGCGTACCATCATGGAATCAATTGCTGCCAGTGATGATCGTGTCGTTGTACACCAAGCACTGAAGCATTTGGTTGTTGCTGGTAATGCTCTGATTTATATGGGTAAAGAAGGGCTTCGGTTGTATCCTCTCAATCGCTATGTTATTGACCGAGATGGTGATGGTAACGTCATTGAAATCGTAACCAAAGAACGGGTATCCCGTCAACTCCTTAAAGACATTCTTCCTGAGAAGAAACCTAACGATGTCGCTAGAGACAAGCGTGGTGATCGTGATGAAGTAGATATCTACACACATGTTCGCCGTGATAACAATCGCTATGTTTGGCATCAGGAAGTAGACGATGTAATCATTCCTAAGTCATTTGGTAAAGCACCTCTTGATGCAAACCCTTGGCTAGCCCTCCGTTTTAATTCGGTGGACGGTGAGATGTACGGACGTGGTAGAGTAGAGGAATTCATCGGAGATTTGCGCTCCCTTGAAGCACTCTCTCAGGCACTCGTAGAAGGTTCTGCAGCAGCCGCGAAGGTTGTGTTCGTAGTGTCACCCTCAAGCACCACTAAACCAGCCACGCTGGCCGCTGCAGGCAACGGTGCAATCGTTCAAGGAAGACCGGATGACATCGGTGTTGTACAAGTTGGTAAAACTGCTGACTTCCGTACTGCCTATGAGATGGCTCTTCAACTTGAACGTCGTTTATCTGATGCCTTCCTCATCCTTAATGTTCGTCAGTCAGAACGTACTACTGCAGAGGAAGTACGTATGACACAACTTGAATTGGAACAGCAACTTGGGGGTCTATTCAGTATGCTTACTGTTGACTTCCTTGTTCCCTATCTGAATCGTAAGTTGAACGTCTTCCAAAAGACTGGTGAGATTCCACGTATCCCTAAGGGTATTGTTAAACCTACTATTGTTGCAGGTATCAATGCACTTGGTCGCGGTCAAGATCGGGAAAGCCTTAGTGCATTCCTGATGACTATTGCACAAACAATGGGTCCACAGGCCATTCAAACCTTTGTCAATCCTGAGGAGGTTATCAAACGTCTGGCTGCTTCACAAGGTATTGATGTACTCAACCTTGTTAAGTCAATGCAGGATGTACAAGCTGAGCAACAGCAAGCTATGCAACAACAGCAACAATTGGAGCTGGTTAAGCAAGCTGGTCAGTTGGCATCTGCTCCTGCAAACGATCCGTCTAAATATCCACAACCTAATGAGCAACCAACCCAGCCGCAATAGTCGGCGTAAACCCTCACAAGCTGAACCTGAAAGGGATGTACGTGAAGTAGAACATCCACCTACTGAAAAACCTGTACTTAAGGTAGAGACCCCTAAACCAAATAAGTACGACCCTAAGCCTAAGATTGGTGCTCCCAGTCTTGGGCGTTCACCCAACTACGTAACTAAAGTTGGTCTTGGAAATCTAGAAGTAACTACTGCACATGGCAACTCTGACGTATGATCCCACCCCTGCGGATCAACCTGAGTTCAGTGAAGCTGAGCAAGAAGCTCTTGCTATCGGAGAGGCTGCTGCTGAACAACAGCAACAGCTTCTCGCTGGTAAGTTTAAAGATGCTGAAGCTCTAGAAAAAGCTTACATTGAACTCCAATCTAAGTTTGGCTCACGACAAGAAGGCTCCTCTGAAGAGGATACCACTGAAGAACCAGACGAAGATTCTGATAACGAACCACTCAATATTCTTGATGCTCTTTGGGAAGACGCTCAATCTGGTGAGCTATCCAAAGAAACTAAAGAGCAGTTGTCTAAGATGAACCCTGCTGAAGTTGCAGCAGAGTATCTTAAATATCGACAACAGATCGAAGCTAACCAAGAATCTACCGTAGACATTAGCGACCAAGAAGTTGCTGAGCTGCGCGGCATTGCAGGTGGAGACGATGGGTACCAAGAAATGATCGCTTGGGCATCCGATAATCTTTCACCACAAGACATCCAGCGTTATGATAGTGTCATCGCTAGTGGAAACTACGACGCCATTTCATTTGCTGTAGAAGCACTCAAATCAAAGTACACTGAAGCTATGGGCGTTGAAGGACAACTGTTTAAAGGCAAGCCTGCCAGCAACACACGCGATGTATTCCGATCTCAAGCTGAGGTAGTGGCAGCTATGTCTGATCCTCGTTATGATCGAGATCCTGCATATCGTAGTGATGTGTTTGAAAAACTTGAACGCTCTGATCTTCAATACTGATGAACGACACCAACATCTGGGCTAAAGAACCACCTATGTATACCGATAAAGACTACACTGTTCCCCACAATGAACGAGCCGAACTTCTCAATGGTCGCCTGGCTATGCTTGGCGTTATTGCAGCTATCGGCGCTTACGTTGTTACTGGTCAACTAATTCCTGGAGTATTCTGATGCCTCTCAAGAAAGGCTCATCTGATAAGACTGTCTCTGCTAACATCCGTAAGATGAAGGCAGAAGGTTACCCACAGAAACAAGCTGTTGCTGCTTCACTCAACAGTGCTGGTAAATCCAAATCTAAAAAGAAGTAACTATCATGCCTAAAGTCGGAAACAAAGAGTATCCCTATACTCCTGCTGGTAAAGCAGCAGCTAAGAAGGCAGCCGCTAAAGCCGGTAAGTCTGTTAAAATGAAGCCTTCAACTAAGAAAGGTTACTGATCCCGATCGGTAATAATTCCCCTCTGGTAGCGAGGATTAGGGGGGAATGCTCCCTATCGGGAATGTGTAGACGGAGATAAGAAAGTCCTTCGCTTACTTATTATGATCCCTCTTCTAACTACTCTATCGGTGATTAGCTCTTGGTATGGTCCTGGTTTCCATGGTAACCTTACTGCGAGTGGATCTCGATTCAATCAAAACGCCCTTACTACAGCGCACAAGACACTCCCCTTTGGAACACAACTTCGTGTTTGTTTCAAGAGGTGTGCCGTTGTTCGGGTAACAGATCGTGGTCCCTACATTCATGGTAGGACTCTTGATCTCAGTAAAGGTGCGGCTGATGCAATCGGTCTCACTGGTTCTGGAGTTGGACGAGTTACAGTAACACGTCTTAACTAACTTCAAATTATGACTGCAACTCTCGCAGCCCCACGCTCTCAAGACAACACTTGGGAGCGTTTTTGTAGCTGGGTAACCAGCACTGACAACCGTCTTTATGTCGGGTGGTTTGGGACATTGATGATTCCATGTCTTCTTGCTGCCACCATTTGTTTTATCATTGCATTCATTGCGGCTCCCCCTGTCGACATTGATGGCATCCGTGAGCCCGTAGCTGGGAGTCTTCTTTATGGAAACAACATCATATCGGGAGCCGTCGTTCCGAGCAGCAATGCCATCGGACTACACTTCTACCCAATTTGGGAAGCTAATTCACTTGATGAATGGCTCTACAACGGCGGTCCTTTCCAACTCACCGTCTTCCACTTCCTCATTGGCATCTATGCTTACATGGGACGAGAGTGGGAACTTAGCTATCGACTAGGGATGCGCCCTTGGATTTGTGTTGCATACTCAGCCCCCGTTGCCGCAGCGTCGGCAGTCTTCCTCGTATATCCGTTTGGTCAAGGTAGTTTCTCCGATGCTATGCCTCTGGGTATTTCGGGGACCTTCAACTACATGCTTGTTTTCCAAGCCGAGCATAATATCCTTATGCACCCCTTCCACATGCTTGGTGTGGCTGGCGTGTTCGGTGGGTCGCTATTCAGTGCGATGCACGGTTCACTGGTTACGTCCTCTCTTGTTCGTGAAACGACTGAACAAGAAAGCCAGAACTACGGTTACAAGTTTGGTCAAGAGGAAGAGACCTACAACATTGTAGCTGCTCATGGTTACTTTGGACGATTGATCTTCCAATATGCATCCTTCAATAATAGCCGTAGCCTTCATTTCTTCCTTGCTGCTTGGCCTGTTGTTGGTATTTGGTTTGCTGCTTTGGGCGTTTCGACCATGGCTTTCAATCTTAATGGCTTCAACTTTAACCAAAGCCTTGTCAGCTCTGAAGGGAAAGTGATCAATACTTGGGCTGACATTCTAAACCGAGCTGGTCTTGGTTTTGAAGTGATGCACGAACGTAATGCTCACAACTTCCCGCTTGACCTTGCTACAGCTGAGGCAACTCCTGTAGCACTTACTGCACCTACTATTGGTTAATCATGGCTAACGCTAACGCTTATGAACCGGAAACTTCTTCGGTAACAGTTCAGTATGTAACAGCTACCGCTAGTGCTCCTGCATTCCTCACTGCTTACGGTGAAGCTAACCAAACGCTTACCGAGTTAAGTCCTGAAGGAGTGAAAGTGCAAGCTAATACTTTGTCTGCCTGGTAATGGCTAAACCTGGACTATACGCAAACATCCACGCCAAACGCGAACGTATCGCTAAGGGTAGTGGAGAAAAGATGAGAAAGCCTGGAGCCAAAGGTGCTCCTACAGCTGCTCAGTTTAAGAAGGCAGCTAAGACTGCTAAGAAAAAATAGCTCATTGGAGCAGGGCACCTCAGAGTCGGACCCTGTTCCTCTTGGCTTAGGCCGAGTACGCTCGATACCCTTTGCCATGACAGTCGGAGAGACGACAACAAAAATGACAACAAAAATTCTAAGCGCTTAGAGAGACAACACACAACAATTCTCTCTTTACTATTGTGGCTAACACTACTCAAACTCTGGTAGGTGCTCTTAACAAAGTTAATGACGGCTCCTACGATTCTAAGTATGCAACTTACCTGAAACTGTTTTCGGGTGAAATGATCAAAGCCTATGAATCGGCTACGATCGCTAAGGACACTGTACAGACCCGTACTCTTCGTAACGGCAAATCTTTGCAGTTTATTTATACTGGCCGTATGCAGGCTGGCTATCACACCCCCGGCACTCCTATCCTTGGTAGTGGTGATCCTCCGGTGGCTGAGAAGACCATCATTTGTGATGACCTTCTGATCAGCTCTGCATTCGTGTATGACCTGGATGAAACGCTGGCACATTATAGTCTGCGTTCTGAGATCTCTGCTAAGATCGGCCACGCTCTTGCAGAGGCATACGATAAGAAGATCTTCCGTATCATCGCTAAAGCTGCCCGTCAAGCTCACCCGATCACTGCTGCTCCTGGTCCTGAGCCCGGCGGTTCTGTGATCCAACTGGGTGCTACTAACGAGTACAATGCTCAAGCTCTGGTTGACGCCTTCTTCGAAGCTGCCAGTATTCTCGATGAGAAGAATGTTCCTAAGACTGGTCGTCATGCTGTGCTGTCCCCGCGTCAGTACTATGCTCTGATCAGCCAAGTGGATACCAACATCCTGAACCGTGACTACGGTAACACCTCTGGTAATCTGACCAGCGGTGAGGGTCTCTATGAGATCGCTGGTATCTCCATCAAGCGTTCCAATAACCTGCCCTTCCTGGCTGGTACTGTGAACTCTGTTCCTGGTGAGAACAACGATTACTCCGGCGACTTCAGCACCCACTGTGGTCTGATCTATCAGCGTGATGCTGCTGGTGTCGTGGAAGCAATTGGTCCCCAAGTGCAGACGACTGGTTCTGATGTTCGTACTATGTACCAAGGCGACGTTATCGTTGGTCGTCTTGCCATGGGTGCTGACTGGCTGAACCCCGCTGCTGCTATTGAGCTGCAGTCGGCTCGCTCCTGATAATAGGGAGGCAATCTAGTGGCTATTACCCCTGGCACTTCTGAAGTTGTAAAGATTCCTGCTACGCAGATCTTTAGTTCCGGTAGCTCCGTTGCCTCCTACACCCTGAACCCCTGTTCTCCTCTTGAGGCAGGGCGTCTGGTTGTAGGTAACGGTGTGCAGGATCGTGCAACAACTGGCTCCTCCATTTCTGGAGCAACCGCTTCGTAACTCAATCTAGGATAAACAATGTCTATCACTCTTAATGGTAATATCGGTGCTGTGTATCAGCCTGATATGATGCAGCTGGCTAACGTTGTTGACGCTAACCAAGTTGTTAACAACAGCTCGACTCTGGTCGATGTTCCCCAGCTGAAGCTTAACGTTGATTCGTATGAGCGTGTGCTCTTCCGTGTTAACCTGTTCTACAACACTGCTACTGGTGCTGACTTCAAGTATCAAGTGGCTGTGCCTAGCACCCCTACTCTGTATCGTCAGCTGACTGAAGGTATGGCTCCTGATGACACTGCATTTGATCTGGCTGTTGCCACTTCTTCTGCTGCTGTGTCTATCCTCGGCGCTGCTAACACCAACGGTTTCCTGCGTGTTACTGGTGTACTGGTGAATGGTGCTAACGCTGGTACCCTGCAGTTCAAGTTTGCACAAGATGCAGCTACTGCTAGCGATACCACTGTGTATGCTGGTTCCTTCCTCGAATATCGTCGGTTCTGATCATGGCAAACATTTCTCAAGCCGCTGGTGGCGGTGGTGTAAGTGGTCGTGGCGCTCCTGGTGCTGTGACTGGCGCTTACGATACTGCCTATACTGCTAATGGTAACCTGGCTGTGGCTGGCTCTAATGCCGTCCGTCGTTCTGTTGCTAAGACTAACGGTACTACCGTGTCCAAGGTGTTCTCTATCACCTCTGGTTTCCGCACTGCCTATGCTGGTGTGGAAGTTGATTCTCCGGCACTTGATGCTACCCGCACTGGTGCTTGATTGATCGTGGGGATCCTTTGTGGTCCCCTTTTCTTTTATCACTTATATAACACTATTGTTATGCTGTACTCTACCACTGGCTCTAAGACTGAGCTTCAAGCTGTCAATCAGATCCTGGCGTCAGTTGGTCAGGCTCCTGTGACTTCTATTGATACGGAAACAATTACCGTGAATGGTAATCAGGTTACCGTAGTAACCAACCCGGACGTTGCGATTGCTTACGATACCCTTTGGGAGGTATCAAGAGAAGTTCAAGGAGAGGGTTGGACGTTTAATAAAGAATACAATTATACGTTCACACCCGACAATAACGACGAGATCCTGTGGCCAAACAATGTTATACAGATGGATCTTTCTGATGATCCACGGTATATAAGCTACCGTGAGAAGGATACAGTAAAGCGTAACGGTAAATTGTATGATCGCATGAATCACACTTTTACCTGGACAGATCCTGTCTACTGTGATGTCACCTGGTTCTTTGAATGGGAAGATCTTCCTTCACCTATTCAAGATTACATCACCTGTAAGGCTGCTGCAATCGTCTCTAGCAGGCTTGTGGGTGACCCTACGCAGTATCAGATCCTCCAACAGAAAGAAGCCTATGCAAGGGCACAGGCGTTGGAGTATGAATGCAATGAAGGTGATTTCAGTATGTTTGGCTATCCCCGTCAAGGTACTTATTACCAAAGCTATCAACCTTATAATACACTGCAGAGATACTAATGGCAGCAGTTACACAAACTATCCCTACTTTTCTTGGTGGTGTGAGTCGTCAGGCTGACATCAAAAAACAACCTGGACAAGTAGATGAAATCCTCAATGGATATGCAGACCCTACGTATGGTCTTCTAAAAAGGAATGGAAGTCAGTTTCTAGGTCTTCTTACAGAGAGTCCTGATAGTTTTACTGATGGACATTGGTTCTCTATTTCTAGAGATAATGATGAGCGTTATATTGGTGTAATCACTAAGACTGGTAATATCCGTATTTGGAATAGCGTACCTACTGTAACCAGTGGGGTACTCAGTCTTACTGAGGCAACAATTACTAATAAGACAGATACTGATGTAGTCTCTTACCTTACCCCACCTGCAACAACCAAAGGTGTTGATGACTTTCACACGTTTTCCTACCTAGATCAGACCTACATCATCAATAAAAACAAGACAGTCGCAATGACTTCGAAGAGTAATTATTACCTTCGTACTCGTGCTACTGTTGTGATTGGTAGTATTGATTATGATAGCATTTATAAGGTTTGGATCAACGGTACACAGTATGACTTCACCACAGTAGATGCAGCCGCTGCTACAACTCGTGGATACCCTGTTACTTCAGATGAGATCCTAGCTGGCCTTAAGACTGACATTGATGCAACACTCAGTGCAACCTTTACTGTTACTAAATATGCTAACAGTTTGGAGATTGAAATCAAGGATGGTCAGACACCCTTCACTATTGAAGTTGAAGGTGGTATCACTGGTGTATCGCTTACTTGTTATCAAGATGATGTGATCTCTTCTGCTAGGCTTGCTGCTTATACAAAACCTGGTAGGCTTGTAAAAGTAACCAACAGTATTGATGACCGTTCGTCTTACTATGTAAAATTTGCATCTACTGGTAATGCACCTGGTGGTACATCAGCAGTGAATGCAGGCTCTGGTTACTGGGAAGAATCACGTGGCTGGGATATTGCTGTAGATGCTAATGGTACTCCTGTTGCTACTAGTGGTAAGTTTGTAGCTCAACTTGCATCTAGTGGATTTAATGCCCAGACGATGCCGTACAAGCTGATCAATACTGGTACTAATACCTTTTCCATTACCAAAGAAACCTGGGCTCCAAGGCTTACTGGTAATGATTACGGTAACCCTGTACCATCTTTTGTTGGTAGAGAGATTCAATTTGGCCTAGTCTATAGTAATCGCATTGTGTTTTTGACACAAGATACGATTTCTATGAGTGTGGCAAAGGACTTTGAAAACTTCTTCTTTACCAGCGCTCAGACGGTTATCGCTTCTGATCCTGTTGATCTAGAGACATCTAGCTCTAAGGTTAGCAACCTTTATTGTGCAGTACCACAAGCACAAGGTCTTGTTCTATTTAGTGAGTATGAGCAGTACCTGTTGTACTCAGAGAGTGGTATCATCTCACCGAATGACTCCATTGTAAGAACTATCAGTCAGTACGAAAGTAACCGTTCTATTCTTGCACAAGATACTGGTGACTTCATTGGCTTTGTCTCGAAGTCTGCTGGCTCTACCAAACTACTTGGTATGCAATCTAAGGGTAACTTAGCTGCCGCTGATGTATCAGACATCAGTAAAGTTGTCGCTGGATACTTACCATCTGATCTACAGCAGTTAATTGTTAACGTAGAGGATTCACTTGCCCTGCTGTATACAATTAACTCTAATGATGCTTATCTATATAAGTATTACTCCACCGGAGAGGAGCTTGTTATGCAAGCTTGGTTTAAGTGGAAGTTTACAGGTGCTATCAAATTTCTTACTTTTATCAATAACTACCTAGTGGGTGTTATTAAGACTGGTTCTCAATATCAAATTATCCTAGTTGATGTTATTCAAAATCTAACACCATCTGATGCTGATGTGACACCTGGTAATCTGACTACAAGGTTAGATAACAGTTTTGTTGTAAAGGCTGGTGGTACTATTACATACAACAGTACTACTCAAAAGTCAACAATCCCTAAACCATATACACACATCACTGGTAAGACGCCTATTGTTGTGACTGTGCAGACATTGCAAACAGGTGCAGCAACTAACTACAGCACATTGTACTCACTGTCAGGTACACCAAACACTTCAGTTACTCATGACCTAGTTCTTGAGGTAGAGGTTGACGGTAGCAACAATTGGCTGGTGAATGGCGATTGGACTGGTAAGGAGTATGATTTAATTGCTGGTTATGAGTTTGACTTTGATGTTGAACTGCCTAGGTACTTTTACCGTACAAGGGAATCAGTCGATTGGACTGCTTCTTTAACTATTGCAAGGATGAAGTTTGATATTGGATTCAGTGGTTCTGTTAACTTCTACATTACACGCTACGGTGCTCCTGAATGGATCTACGTGGCAGGTGTGCAGAATGCTGGATACTATCTAGCTAACTCTCCCCCAACAATTGATAGATCAATCCTTACTGTGCCAATTCATCAGAAAAATACTAACTTTAGTCTTAAAGTAAATAGCAGCTCACCTTTCCCTGTATCACTTAATAGTATGACATGGGAAGGGCAATATGCACCACGTTATTATAGGAGGGCAGGGTAATGGCATTTCCTGTAGGATTAGCTATTGGTCTTGGTGGAGCAGTCTTCAATGGCATCTTTGGTGGTGCTCAACAGAGTGCACAAAACAGAGCTGCTGAGAAACAAGCTCAACTTCAACATGAAGCCAATCTAGCTAATTGGAAATTTAATAAAACATCAGCACGTCGTCAGTACAAATACGACAAGCAGTCGGTTGCTATTCAGCGTCAAAACGTTGAACAGAATCTTGCTTATCAAGAAGCTACTGCTAATCAAAGCTGGCGTTATCAGATGCAGATTCAAGCATTTGATTATGCCAATCAGATGCGTGCATTCAATAAGTCTGCACAGACTGCTCAACAACAGATGGGCTTTAACAATCTTGCATATGATTATGCATTGCAAGATACAGCACGTTGGGAGCAAGAGCAAAGTGTTATGCTGGACTTCGAAGAGAAGTCAACCATGCTTGAGTATAAGTACGCTCAACGTGGTGAAGTACTTAACATGCAGCAAGCTGAGGTTGCAATGCAACAATCTCGTGGCATGGGTCAACTACAGCAACAACGAACATATGTTGAAGGTTTGAAGCAAGCAGGACAAGCACAGGCTAAGGGTGGTATGGGCATCAGTGCAGAGAAAGCTGCACAGGCTGCTATCGCTGAAACTGGTGCTGCTACTGCTGCAATCATTCAAGAAGTAATGAATAACGAGCAAACGTATTATCTCTCTGCTGAGGCGATCAATACGAAGCTTGAGCAACTTAATGATAGTTTCTATTTGGATAAAGCACAGATGGTTGCATCACGTGTCAGCCTTAAGAACCAAGGTAAGGCTATGCGTACACAAGCTGCACTCAGTAAGTATCAAGCTGACTTGAATGCTATGGCAAACATGATGCTTGAGCCTATGATTCCTCCTGCTATTCCCAAGCCTATGGATCTTCCCAGACCTAATCTTCAAGATCCTATGGAGTTTGATAAGAAGCTTTGGAACAGTATCCGTCCTAAGAAAGGAGCTGTTGGTGGTATGAGTCCTGTGGCTGCTGGTCTTGGTCAGTTTGCATCTGGTGCTTTCAATGCTGCGTTAAGTTCTTGGAATCCCGCTACTAAATCGTTCGGTTAACTATGGCTAAATTTAAAAGTTATGCAAGTCCGAGCGGGTTCAAACCAATTGAAGCGCCGGATGAATCACGTAAGTATCTAGCACAAGGTCAGCAACAACTGCAAGCAATGCAACGTGCTATGCAGTTTGATCTTAGCAATAGGGATCGTTATGCCAGTGCTATGCAGAATGCACAGCAAATGGAGATGGCTAACCGGGAGATGGTCTTTAAACGGGACCTTAATAACCGGCAAGTTGTACAACAACAGATTCAAAATAACTATCAGCAGACCATCCGTAATGCTGAGGTACAGGGTAGGCAGGAGCTTCAGACACTTCAAGCCTTATCTTCTTTCTCTGAGACAGCATTCAATGCTCTTGGTGAATTTAACAAAAAGAGAGAAGAAGGCATCAAACTTGGTGTACAAAAATCAATCTATACACTAGGTCTTGATACCAAAGGTCTACTTGAAATTCATAAGCTAGATCGGAATTTAACCGATCAATCTCTTGCTGAGAATCAATTTATCAAAGGATTATTGGAGAACGGAAACGGTTCTATCCAAGACATCCGCTATTTGATGAAGAATAGCAATGCTAAGTATTGGTCTGAGTCACGTGAACTTGCTGAGAATATTGGTACTGGTTACGGTAATTATGTTAACGAAAACTATGAAACCAAGGTTAAAGTACGTGAAGGTCAGGAACTTAGCTATGCTGAAGCCCGTGCCAATGGTGACCTAGAAGCTCAGCAAACCATTCTATCTCAACTTAGGGATACCTACACCAAAGAGTCTGGAGCACTTAGCCTTAGCCCTCAAGTAGCAGCATCTTATATTCACCCTCAGATGCGTGCATTTGAGAATCAGTTGCAACAAGGAGCTAATGCTGAGTACAGAAAGCTTGCTGATGCTGAAGTTCAAAATAACATCATCCGTGGAATCCATCAAAAGATTGCCACTGAAGGTGCTCCTGGTGCTGCAGCATGGTTAGAATCCCAACCTGCAGGTAATCAACGTAGAGCTGCTAAAGCTAACTTACTTGGTTACTTTGCTACTGCTGCAGCTGGTGATGGTTGGCAAGATGCACAAGCTGTTTGGCAAGAGTTATTGAATCAACCTATTACTCTTGCCGATGGTACACAAACTACCTTCGGTGACTTTAACCGGAATGATCCTCAAGTAATTGAAGTATCTCGTTCTTTTGTACAAGCAAAGGCTCGTGCTATTCAAGACTTCAACCTTGAACAAAGTGAAATGATGACTCAGCGTAATATGGCTGAGAAGGATATTATTGGTATCCTTGAATCACTTCCTAATGGTTACACTGATGCTGATCTAGATGCAGCAGAAGCCAAGCTTGATGAAGTTGCACCTGGTATTGATAGCCAACGTCTTGATAGCATGAGGCGTAATGAATCTACCAATGCTTTATATAGGCAAAGGGTTGAGACACAGCTTCAGGACCTAGCTGATCGTGGTCTTCTTACTGAAGAACGACTTGCTAATATGGGTATCCCTGGCACTATCGCTGCTAAATGGCGTGGTGTTGCTGAGGCTACCAGTAAGGACCGCACTGCTAATGGTAACTTCAAACCACAGATGGAAGCACTGGCTGCACTAGCCAAGTCTCCTCCGACGATTCAAGCTAAGCCTGATGGTACTTATCATTGGACTGTATCGTTGATGACACAACAGCTCCAGAATAGGTTCTTGACTAAGTATTCTGAGTTGAAGGCTGCTGGTGATCCTAATGCTGTTGCAGCTGCTTTGTCGTTTGTTCAGCAAGAGTTTTCTGCACAAATTAAAAACCCCAAGTTCTTCTCTAATGATGCCTCTAACCTTGGTGGGTATGCTGCATTTACTCAGGCCGCTAAACCATCTGGTGCATCAGCTGCTCGTATGCAATGGGTACAAAGTAGTATTGCAAGGCTTGGTGTTAAATCTCTTGATAGTATTGGTTCTATTTACACCGTATCTGAGCTTAATGAAATTGAGCAAGCCATGAAAAAGCCAAGGTTCACTATGGATCCTATGGCTGAGTATGTTGGCAGACAGATGGGTGTTGATCCATTCACTGTTATCAATAGACAGCGCATTGCTTCTGGTCTTAAGCCTGTACAGCTACCTGAAGCTGCTGTCAGCTTTAGTACTACTGTTAATCCAGAGTTGAAGCGTAAGCTGGATGCTTACCGTACTCCACAGCTTTCTACAAGAGCTATGGTATCTACTGGTACATTGAATCCAGGAATTATCCCTAAAGGCTATGGTCCTTTGGTTATGGAAGCTGCTCAAAAGGCTGGTATTAATCCTACCTTTGTTGCTGCATTTGCTGAAGCAGAGAATCAATCATGGGATCCCAATGCTCTATCAATGGGCGGTGCTGCAGCTGGTGTTGGTTTAATGCAACTCAGCCAAGAATATCATGGTCCTGGACAAACCAGAGATGACCGTGAACGTGCTCTCAAAGATCCCCGCCTCAACCTTACACTTGGTGCTGGTATTCTTTCTGGTATCTACAAACGATATGGTAACTGGAAAGATACAGTCTATGTGTGGAACATGGGCGAGACTGGCTTTAAAAACTGGGTAGATGCTGGTAGACCTAACACTAAACAAGCAGGTTATGCCAAAGGTCTCTATGAACGTTTTGAGAAAGCACGCGCTAAGTATGGTGATCTATCTGCTCTACGGAGTGGAGGAACAATGCGTCAAAGTATGCAACGTTATGGTGCTACCAGTTTTGAACGGCCTTCTTCTGTTAACTTTGAAACCTCTGGTGGTCAGCCTGGTGTAGATCTTTACTTTGAAAGTAAGCGATTCCCAGCCGTGCTCGGTGGTGTAGTTAAAGATGTAAGCCGCGAACCTGGTTACGGTAACTATGTCGTTGTTGAGTCTATCGATCCAATGACTGGTGAAAAGGTAGACGTATTGTACGGTCACCTTGCTGATGGTATTTCTTTACGTCCTGGTCAACAGATTGGTGCCGGTGATATTATTGGCACACAAGGTGGTACAGGTAATGTACGCTCAGTTGATGGTACAATCGCTTCTATTGATTTCCTTGCTCCTGCAGCCCGTGGTAGCAAGAGTATGACTCCTTATGCTGGATTTGATAACCTTCGTCGTTTTGTAGTACAACAGCTTCAACGCTAACACTAAAACATAAAAAATGGAAGACGATCTCACACAAGAGATTTTGTTTGGTACGCCAGACCTGACGGTTCAAGAAGAGCAGCAACTACGCCTTCAAGCGGAACAATCTGCCCAAGACATGTCTATTATGGAGGGCATGGCTCGGCAACAGATGATCCAACAGGAAGCTGCTGCTCAACAACCTCAAAGATCTCAACAACAACCCGCCCAACCTACGGGTCAAGGGCAACAACAACAGCCGAAAGGTGATAGGAATATTGTTCAACAAGCATTCGATGCATTGGCTGCTCCTGGTCAAGGTATCAATGACTGGTTTGTTGATACGATTAATCTGCTTCCTGGTGTAGAACTACGGAAAGCACCTAAGTTTCAAAATGATGTAACACAAGGTCTTCGGGAAGTCAGCAGTGTTGTGCTCCCTACTATCTTCCTTACCAAAGGCATTGGTAGTGGTTTGCAAACTGCAGCTTCTGCTAGCCGAGTTAAGATGTTCAATGATCCATTCCTTAAGTTTGTAGCTCCTAAGCTGCTTGGTGCAGGTGTGGGTGCAGGTGTTGATTATGCTGTAGAGTTTAACCAAACAGACGATAACCTAAGTGGCACACTAAAGAAGGCATTTCCATCACAGTTTGGTTGGATTCCAGATGATATTGCTACTCTTGATAGTGATAGTCCTGATATCAAACGTGCAAAGAACGTAAGTGAAGGTGTTGGCATCGGTCTCTTTGTAGACGTTGCTGAAGGCATGGGTAAACTTGTTAAAGGTATCCGTGGTGTGCTTCGTTCTACTCAATGGGTACCCGAGTCAGAAAAGGCTACAGAGTGGTTCTCAAAGAACTTGGCTGTGGATGTACCTAATGACATCGAGGAGGCTGTTGCAGAGTCTGCTGCACGTCGCTCAGACGCTTTAGATGAACTCGGTGAATACAATTTCTCAAAGAATACTAACCTAGATGAACCGATGCTTGGTGTTCATGACCTTTATGGTTATGAAGAATCAGGTATTCGTTCTGTAGATGACCTTGGTATTGTTGGAGCCGCTGTTGATGTAGCACGAATTGTAAATAATGCTGATAGTGTCTATGGTCGAGTAGGCAGTGTAATCTCTGAACCTGCTCTTAAATACAGTCTTGATGTCTCTGGTGGACAAGAAGCTATCATTCGTGGTCTTGCTCAACAACTGCAAGATGCTGGTGAATACGGGTACCGTACTGCTTCTGGTAAGTACCTAAGCCATAAAGAAATCATGAGTGCTGGCGAAAGCTTGGCTTTTGATTTCTATAAGATGGATACACCTGAACTACAACAGGCTATTAAGAAGTGGCAAGGTATCGACATTGATACAGGTGCTCCTGTATTGAAGAGTGAAGCCTATGCTGCAGTCTTCCAGACTATCAATAAGTTGATGGATGACTACGCCAACATGGATCTTATGCGTGCACAGGCGTACGTTGGCACATCCTTTGCTGGACAAGTGTCTGATATGGCGCAAGGTGTTCGTCTTATGGATGGTACAGCCGCTGTTGAACGTGCAGAAGAACAGATCCTTGATAGGCTTGAATTCCTGATGGCACAGAAAGGTATGACTTCGTATTCACGTGGTCGTGCTCTTAATATGCTTAACCTGTGGAATCGTCTTACTGCTAAAGGTAGTGAAGCTGCTGATGCTGGCTATGCTACCAAGATCAACAATGCTATCAAAGGTGAAGAGAACGCTACCCTTCAAGCTATTGAACGGATTAAAGGGGAAGCTAAGCAAACTATCAATACTCTTCGTGAGATTAAAGCAGAACGTCCTGAGATGCTTGCACCTTTGATGATGGCATATGAGTTCACTGATGGTAAAGTTGATACTATTAGCAAGCTCAACAACTATGTACGTAACTCTCTTGGTGTTTTCTCTAAGGCATTCTTTGATGGTGAGCCTGAGATTCCTTCTGCTGTGATGCGTGGGTTCTGGTCTAACCTATATAACTCTACGTTGTCTGCTATTGGTACACCCATTAAAGCTGGTGTATCTAACATTGCTCTCCTTGCTGAACGCCCTATTGCACAAGCAGCAGGAGCTGTCATTAATGGAGACCCAAAAGCATTCCGTAAAGGTTGGTATCAGTACTCTGCTGCCTGGGATACCCTGACTAACTCACTTGGTTATATGAATCAGGTCTTCCGTAGATCTGCTTCTGATCCTTATGTGATGGCACTACGTGAAGACACTGGTGTTGCAGATCAACAGCAGATTGAACTACTTAAACAATTTGCTGATGCTAAAGCACAACAAGGTGAGTATGGTCCTCAGGTGATGATGTCCATTGTTGAAGCACAGAATGATCTTGCACAACACCCATGGCTACGCTTTGGACAACGTGGTATGCAAGCATTTGATGGCTTTACACAAGCTGTTATTGGTAACTGGGAAGCACGTGGTAGAGCCTGGGATAAAGTAACTCAAGGTGGTATTATTCCTCTTGATAAGAAGGCATCTGACAAGCTATCCAAAGAGGTATACGCTGCAATGTTTGATGAGGATGATAACATCACAGACACTGCTGTACGCTATGCTTCTGGGGAAATCTCAATGGCATTGGATAATCCAGCCAACGATGCTCTGTCTAATTTGATTCGTACTGCTCCTATCCTTAAACCATTCCTGCTATTCACTAAGACGCCAATCAACATGGCTACTTACTTTGGTAGTCATAATCCTGTTGGCCTCTTTATTGATAAGATAAATGCTTTTGATAAAGAGTTCTCTGAAATGAGTGGTCAAGAGGTAGAACAACTCCTTGCTTCTCGTGGTATTGATTATACCATGGAGAACATTGAGAGTGTTTATACCACAGTTAGGGCTGAACTCAAAGGTCGTAAGGCTATCGGTACATTAGCTGTGATGGGTGCTGTTGGTCTCTTTATGTCCGATAACCTCACTGGTGATGGGCTTTACGATAAGGAGAAGCAACGCCTTCGTAGAGATGCTGGTTATCAGCCTCGTTCTATTCGTGTACCTGGTGGTGGTTGGGTAAGTTATGACGGTATTCCTGGTGTTAGTGATTGGGTAGCCCTAACTGCTAATATTATGGATAACTTTGATTCTCTTAACTCTGCTGAGTTGGCTGAGAACCTACGTGCTGCTGGTTTTGTTCTTAGTGCTACTATCACTGACAAGTCTATGTTGGCTGCTCTTGAGCCTCTCAATGATGTTGTACGTGGTGATGTTGGTGCTATTAACCGCTGGACCTCCTCTTTTGTTAGCTCTGCTGCAATGCCTGGCTCTAGTTTGATGGCTGAGTTTGGTCGTCTTATTACACCCAATAAGAAAGAGCTGGAGAATAACTTCTTTGATCTGGTAGCTAACCGTAACCCGATCCTTAAGCAATCACTTCCTGATGCTCATGACTGGATTGATGGTGGTCGTGTTGGCGAACCTGCTAACTTCTTTGCTCGTGTTTGGAATAATTATCTTCCTTGGAAGGTAAGTGGTGAAGTGTCACCTGAAAAGCAATTCCTGATGGACATTGAATATGATGCTCGTCCAGCACTTAAGACCAACGGTCGTGGTGTTGAATACAGCAATGAAGAACGATCTGAAGTTACTAGCATGATGGGTAAACAGCAGATCTTCAAACGTGAGATCCAACGTATCATGCAGACTCAAGAAGGTAAAGCATTCCGTAATGAGTTTAAAAGGGCTAGAGATCTTGATTTAGCACCTGACGTAGAAAGTTTCAAGAACATTCATATGTACCTTGATGCTGCATTGCGCTCTTCTATGCGTTACGCAGAAGCACAAGTATCCACACGTGATGGTATCCGTAATAAGGTTTACCAGAATCAAACCGTTGAGAACTTCCTTCAAGTCGGTGACATTGATGGGGCAAAGAGGTTTCTCGATGACATGAAACAAACAATGTCTTATTGATCCATTTATTAAATTAAGCAATGGCTGTCACTCAGAATACCTATACAGGGAACGGTTCTACCGTTCTCTATTCCTTCACTTTCCCATATCTTGAGACCACTGACATCAAAGTAAGTGTCAATGGTACCGTCGTAACTACATACACCTTCGCCAACGCTACTACTATTCAGTTTAATACAGCTCCAGCTAATGGGGCTGCTATTAGAATCTATCGTCAAACAGATGACTCGGCACTCCCTGCTACGTTCTATTCGGGGTCTGCTATTCGTGCTACAGATCTGAATGATAACTTCACTCAGAACCTGTATGTGACACAGGAGTCGAGTAACAACGCTTCTACAGCTATTACTACGGCTAACTCTGCGACTACTACGGCAAATAGTGCACTAAGTACAGCAAATACTGCTTCAACTAATGCTAGTGCTGCTGTAGCTACTGCTAATACTGCTAGTACAAACGCCTCTAATGCTGTTACTACTGCGAATACTGCTAGTACCAATGCGTCTAATGCTGTAACAACTGCTAATGCTGCTTCAACTACAGCTACTAGCGCTGCTTCTGATGCGGCAACTGCTTTGTCAACAGCTAACACTGCATCTACAAACGCATCTAACGCTGTAACAACCGCTAATACTGCTAGCACTAACGCAAGTACTGCCCTTTCAACAGCTAATACAGCAGCATCTAACGCTTCGACTGCACTTAGTCAAAGTAACACCGCCTTATCTCAAAGCGCATCTGCTGTTACTACTGCAAACACGGCAAATACAAATGCTACTGCAGCTTTGAATGCTGTTGCTGGTACTGTGCAGTATGTCTTGGTAGCTAACGTAGCAGCTATTCCAGGCACTCCTGGCAATGGTGATGCTATTGAAATTGCAGACTCTACTGGCATTGAAAGCTTTACACCACTTACTAACCTACCTGCAGGCTTTGTTGGTGACTCTGGTCTGAGTGTTCGTCTTCAATATTTGTCATCTGGTTCTACATGGAATTGGCTGAACTATTTTCCCAACAATGCAGAGACACGGTATCTTAAATTAGCTGGTGGTAGCATTACAGGTAATCTTGAGATCGGTGCTGCTGGTAGTCTAACGTTTGAGGGCTCAACAGCTAATGCATTTGAGACGACGCTTGCTGTAACTGATCCAACTGCTGACCGCACCATCACGCTACCGAATGTGAGCGGCACAGTAGTAACCACCGGCGACACCGGCAGCGTCACCAGCACGATGATTGCCGATTCCACGATTGTGGATGGCGACATTTCGGCAAGTGCTGAGATTGCTGTTTCAAAGTTGGCTGATGGTTCTGCTCGCCAGCTGCTGCAGACCGACGCTGCTGGTACTGGGGTTGAGTGGACTAGCAATGTTGATGTACCTGGCACGCTGGATGTAACCAGCACCGCAACATTTGACAGCATTATCAGCGCATCTGCTGGTGCGGCTGCAACACCAAGCATTACATTTACCGGCGATACAAACACTGGCATTTACTCCCCCGGTGCAGACCAAGTAGCCATCTCGACTAATGCAGTTGAGCGTTTGCGTATTGATTCAAACGGCGATTTGCTTTCTGGGACTACCGGAAGCCTGGGCTATGGTGGGCGAAACATAATTCTCAAAAGCGGTCAAGGCTACGCTGGTATTGCTTCACTAACCACAGAATCTCGCTTCTTTAGCACTTGGGATAGTTCTGCTATTCCAATGACATTTTATCAGGGTGGCTCCGAACGCATGCGCCTGGACTCCAGTGGCCGATTAGGTCTGGGGACTACTGGGCCTGTCAATGGTGGTGCAACACTTCTTACAATTCGACAAACCGGTGGAGACTTAAGTAGCACTACTGTAACTCGTGCCAATGCTCAGGGAATAACTGTTTCCGATCCCGCCTCTCCCACTGGTAATTATGGAAACGGTATTTGGTTTGACAGTGGTGCTTTGCTGGCAGGCATCGCCTCAACTCGCATAACAACAAGCAACTGGGGCACGGATCTTCGTTTTTATACTCACCCAACCGCGACTTCCAACTTAGATAATGTTTATGAACGAGTCCGTATTGATTCTGAAGGCCGCGTAGGGATTGGCACTACGAGTCCTGCAACTAGATTAAACGTCTTTGAAAGCACAGGCGCCAGCTTGTTTAGGCTAAATGGGCTGAATGGTTATAATCTAGATATTGCAAATAACTTTGACAGCGGAACAAGATACGATTTCAATATTGGTTCTGGCTCTGGAGCATTTTCTTTCACTACATCAGCAGGAGAACGCGCCCGCATCGACAGCTCCGGCAGGTTGTTAGTTGGCACGTCTACTGCGCTTGGACCGTCAACTACGTCTACTGGAATCACGCTGTATCCAAACGATTACAGTGTTTTCAGTTCAGCAGGCAACGAGCCGATTACCGTTAACAGAAACAACGACGGCGCTATTGTTTCTTGCCGCCGAAGCGGTGTAAGTGTTGGTTCGATTTCAGTAACTACAACTGCAACGGCCTTTAACACCTCATCTGATTACCGCCTCAAGGAAAACGTTGTCCCATTGATCGGCGCTGTTGATCGCCTCAATCAACTTCAGGTTCACCGCTTCAACTTCATCGCGGACCCCGATAAGACCGTTGATGGCTTCATTGCCCACGAAGCCCAGGCCGTTGTCCCTGAGTGCGTCACTGGCACGAAGGATGCAGTGGATGCTGACGGCAATCCCGTTTACCAAGGCATCGACCAGTCCAAGCTTGTTCCCCTACTGACTGCTGCGTTGCAGGAAGCCATTGGTCGCATCGAAACCCTTGAAGCCAAAGTTGCAGCCCTTGAAGGCGTGTAGTCCTACTCTCTAGGGGGGTTGACAAGCTGGTAGGAGGTGGGCTAGGATGGCTCCATAGTCGCTTAACCGCCTTCTACCACTATGTCTCTCACCCTTGTTGACGCCTGGGATCAGTTCGTTGCTGAGCGTTCCATTTCCCTCTGCCCTACCAGCCTGACCTCGGATTACACGCAGGTGTCTAAGTGGCTTGCACGGTCCCCTCATCAGGATTTTCACACCGATGGACGGAAAACAATGGTCTGGCTGCTCCAGCAAGAACCAGTCCAGTCTGCTCGGCGTGTGGCTATGTACCTGAAGAGCCTTTACCGTTGGGCTAGTCAGGAGGATATTGCGCTGATTGAACGCAGCCCTATTCAATCTTTTCGGATGCCTAAGGCTCCGCAACGTGATGAGGAGATTGTGGTAATTCCTCGTAAAGAGATCCCTGTGGTCTTCTCATCGCTTCAGTCTAAGCAAACCTACCGCAACGTTAGTTGGTCAGCTTATGCTGAATTTATGCTGCAAACTGCCATGCGTACAGGTGAGGTGCGTGCTCTGATGTGGGAGGATATTAAGGATAATAAAATCCTTGTACACCAGAACTACACCCTAACCCATGGTTTGAAGAACAGCACTAAGACAAATAAAAAGCGTTGGGTACCTCTTAATGAGAAGTGCCAAGCCATCTTGAACTCACTGCAACAAGATAGTGAGTTTATCTTCCCTTGGGATCGACTGTCTTTCCAAAGCTACTTCCGCAAGCGGATGTTGAAGCTGAGGAACGAGTCTTCGATTTCCAATGTTTACCGCCCTTATGATTTGCGTCATACTGCTATCAGCCATTGGATTGAAGCTGGAATTCCTGTTGCACAAGTTGCTAACTGGGCTGGCAACACTGCTGATGTTATCTGGAAGCACTACGCAAACACCACTCAAGAATACGAAATCCCTGTTATCTAATGTCTAACACCACCTTTTCTTGGAACATTGCAAACCTTGAACGTACCCTTGCTACTGGCGAAGTCACCACAGTTCACTATACGGTAACTGCTAAAGATGATGCCTATAGCGCAGGTGCTTATGGTTCTATTGGACTTGATCCTGCAGAGCCGGAATCAATGGTGCCTTTTGCAAGTCTTGATGAATTTACTGTAGCAAGTTGGGTTGCTAACAAGTTTGGTCCAGAGAAAGTGCAAGAAATCCAAGATGCACTGCAACAACAACTTGATATTCAACGTACTCCTGTGACTGGCTCTGGAGTTCCCTGGAATACACAACCTACTGCATGAGGTGAATCATGATTACCATCCTTGGTATCAAAGTGTCTTATGAGACGCTTGCTTTTTTTATTCTTTTCATTACTTCTGAATACCTTGGAATGACTAAAAAGCGTCGTTCTAATAGTGTCACTCAAGCTATTTCTATGGCGGCTGCTTACTTCAGCAAGACCCGTACTGAAGACGACAAGGTTCGCCGCTTCCGTCGTGCATTAAAGGGGAAATAGTTCGATGGTACTGCTGCAAGTTAAGCAGTACTACCCACAAACCGATAGCGCCACAGGCCACGGAGATCGGATGTGCTTTAGCTCTACATGTGCTATGGCCATCAAGTATCTTCTACCTGGGGCGCTTCGTGGTAGTAATGCAGATGATGATTATCTAAGGACTGTTCTTAAATACGGCGATACAACATCATCCACCAGTCAAGTTAAAGCCTGTCAGCAGTACGGTGTACTTGCTACATTTTACACCAAAGGGACCAAACAGAATTTACTTAATGAGTTGAAGGCAGGCTACCCAGTCGCTACAGGCATCCTCCATAAAGGTCACGTCTCCAATCCCGTTGGTGGTGGCCACTGGATGCTTCTGATTGGTGATGACGGAGAACACGGCATCTTCCACGATCCATACGGTGAGATGGATAACGTCAACGGTGGCTACGTCAAAGTTGGCTCTGGTGGTAAGAGTGTCAAATACACCTGGCGTAACTGGTTAAAGCGTTGGGAAGTTGAAGGTCCAGGGACTGGTTGGTTCATGACCTTCAGGCCAGTGCAGCAAACGAGACCTATTACTACCGTAGAGAACACCTGGAAGGGAGTTAAAGCTGCTGCTCAGATTGCTGGAGCGAAGTATCCAGAAGTAGTTGCTGCTCAGTGGGCATTAGAGAGCGGTTACGGGAAGCACACCTCTGGTAAGAACAATTATTTTGGACTTAAAGGGGAAGGTTCTGATCGTGAAACCAAAGAATTCATCAATGGTCAATGGATCACTATTCAAGCTGGCTTTATTGACTTCCCAGATCTACAAACCTGTGTTACCTACCTAGTTGATAGGTGGTACCGGGACTATCAACGCTATAAAGGCGTCAATCGTGCAAGTTCTCCCGAAGAGTGTGCACGGCTTCTTGTTGCTGAAGGTTACGCCACCGATCCTCAGTATGCTGATAAATTAATCAAACTAATGAGGGAGAATGTCTAGCACTACTTACAATATCACACCTGGCAGGTATGAACGTCAGCTACCTGTAGCAACCAAGGTTCACTTCAAAAGCTCAGCTAACAGCACCAATGCTACTTCTGTAAAGGGTAGTTCTGGTGCTGTTTTTAATATGATCATCCATAACACCCATAGTGGTGGAGGTGGTGGTTCTGCAATTGCATTTCGATTGTATGATAAAGCTACAGCACCAATTGTTGGTACAGATGTACCGATGATTGTCATTCACGTTCAATCAAACGATTCTAAAGAGATCAACTTTACTAGTGGTATCACCTTTGTTAATGGTATTGCTTACTCTATCACAGATGGTAGCTCATTAATGGATGCAACTGTTGTATCTGCAGATGGTGTACAGGTCTACATCGGGTACATGTGATGATTGAAGCTGCTGTTACAGGAGTAATCTCTCTTGTTATTGGCGTTAGTGGTGGTGTTATGGCTATCAGTTCACGTTCTAACTCACGTATGGATCAAATAGACAAACGTATTGATGGTATTGAACTACGTCTTGCTGAGAAATACGTGCCTCGTCAGGAACTAGCTAATGCCTTGCAAAAGATGGAGGACCATATGATAAGGATCGAGAACAAATTAGACCAGATTGTATTAAAAAATGGCTAACAAAAAAGCGACAGAGGATATGTTTAACGAGCTACATAACCTTGTTACTACTGAATTCCTCAAGCGTATTAAAGCTGGAGAGGCTACAGCACAAGAACTTAAAGCAGCTTGCGACTGGCTCTCTAAAAACGACATCAGTGGTGTAGCCTATGATGGTAACCCTCTTGATAAACTTGCTAATGTGCTACCTCAAATAGACCCTGAACTGGTACAACGGAGATTGTATGGCAAGTCGTACGTCTGACTATTACAAAAAGAATCCGAAAGCTCGTCAAAAGCGTCTTAAACAACAGACTCGTTACAACCGGCAATCCTTACAAATTGATAAACGTGTTGAACTCAATCGTGAAAACCACAAACGCGGCACCTATGGTAATGGTGACGGTAAAGATGTATCACACAAAAAAGATGGTTCAACAGTCCTTGAAAAAGCGTCCACCAATAGAGCTAGAAATCGGTCTAGGAAATGACTCCCCTGCTGCCGTCCCCTGATCACTACCTCCACAACCTAATAACGATGACAAGTCCCGAAGCAAAGCGCCTTTGGAGGCGTGCCATTAAAGAACACTTCAACTGTCAATGTGTCTACTGTGGAAATCACTATGAATTACATGAACTTACTCTTGATCACGTTCGCCCTCGCTGTTTTGGAGGAGAAGACCTTACATCAAATCTTGTACCCTCATGTTGGGAGTGTAATCAGGCTAAAGGCAGCAATAATTGGTTAACATGGATGCGTAATACCTTTGGGATAACACCCAGAGAACGTCTTATTTTACAACATATACATGCCTAAGCTACTTGAAACCACTACATTAAGGGGTAAAAAGCGCCGCGTTTACGAGTTTACTGATAACATTGAAGAAGCTCGTAAGATAGCTAAAAAAGCATTAGCTAACGGTGAAATTACCCCTATTTTTCTTACAGAAGATGGTCAGCGGCTGCGTGTTGAAGCTAAATCTAAACAAAAACTAGACGGTCCAGTGTCTTGGAAGGACATTGATGTTAAAACTGTTGAACGTGGTGAAACAAGTGCCAAACGTAAGATGGCAATTGAAAAGCTATCACCTGATCCAACTGTACAGCGTGCTGGTCAGGAAGCCATGGCTGCTGCTAATAAAGCAGGGTTAGAAGGTCATCACGGTCTACCATTAGAAAAAGCACAACGCGGTTACGATGAAATCTTAGAAACAAAAGGTAAAGCAGCTGCCGATGAGTGGATTCGTACACAAGCAGCTGTAGGTAAACCATTGGGGCATGACCCCGCTAATATCTTTGCCCTTGGTAGAGAAGAACACAGTGCTATTCACGCTAAATTAGAACCCCAACTTCAAGAAAGCATTAAAAAAGCTGGATCTGAAGCTGATAAAGTGTTCAGTTTTGCTAACGGTGGTGTTCGTTTAAACGCTAGAAACCTTGCTGTTGCAGGTCTTCTTAGCTATGGAGCATTTGGTACGGCTGCAAGTGCTGCTGAAACAGCACAACGTGCACAACTAGCCCAAGAAACAGGCAATCCTTTGGATATGTTACAAGCTGGTATTGCAGGTGTGTCTACTGCAGCCGATGTAGCAGCCTATAATCCATTAACTTCCTTACCTGCTGAAGCTGTGTCTACAGCTGCTGATGTAGCTAATATCGGTATTGATGCTGCTAGAAGCATTAATATTGGTAATGAACTTAAATATATTGGTGGTCAAGTAAGGCTTGGTAGACTACCGTATGGACTTGAACAAGTTGCTAGCTGGGCAAAGTCTGCATTCTAATACTTACGGAGAGGTACCTACAAGCCCCTACAAGGTGCCTCTCCCCTTACTCAGGTATATTCTACCACATGGATACTTTAACAGCCCTTAAAAGCGATTTTAAGATCTTTCTTCAAGCTCTATGGAGTCAATTAGATCTTCCTTCCCCAACACGAGCACAATACGCCATTGCTGACTACCTTCAACACGGTCCAAAACGACTACAGATCCAAGCCTTTCGTGGAGTCGGTAAGAGCTGGATTACTGGTGCCTTTGTGCTTTGGACTCTATTCAATAACCCAGAGAAGAAGATCATGATTATCTCCGCCTCAAAAGAGCGTGCAGATAACATGTCCATCTTTCTTCAGAAGCTGATCATTGAAACCCCGTGGCTAAGCCATCTCAGACCGAAGTCGGATGATGCCCGGTGGTCTCGCATTAGCTTTGATGTCAACTGCTCTCCTCACCAAGCACCATCAGTTAAGTCAGTTGGAATCACGGGTCAGCTAACTGGTTCTCGTGCAGACCTGATGATTCTCGATGACATCGAAGTACCTGGTAACTCGATGACCGAGATGATGCGGGAGAAGCTTCTACAGCTCTGTACAGAAGCTGAGTCTATCTTAACACCAAAGAAAGATAGTCGTATCATGTTTCTAGGTACACCCCAAACTACCTTTACCATTTACCGTAAGTTAGCAGAACGTAACTACAAACCATTCGTTTGGCCAGCACGTTACCCACGTAAATTATCTAACTACGAAGGACTTCTTGCACCTCAAGTACAGGAAGACATCGAAGGTGGTATTGAACCTTGGGCAGTAACAGACCCCGATCGCTTCTCTAACGAAGACCTGGTAGAACGTGAAGCATCCATGGGTCGTAGTAACTTCATGCTTCAGTTCATGTTGGACACTAGCTTGAGTGATGCTGAGAAGTTCCCACTTAAAATGCAAGACCTAATCATTACAGCAGTTAACCCTAAGGAATGCCCTGATGCTGTTGTCTGGTGTAGTGATCCCAGTAATGTCATTAAAGACCTACCAACTGTTGGTCTACCGGGAGACTACTTCTACTCACCACAGATTATGCAAGGTGATTGGTTACCATACACCGAAACAATCTGCTCAGTAGACCCCTCTGGTAGAGGTACAGATGAAACAGCAGCTTCCTTCCTCTCTCAACGTAATGGTTTCATCTATCTCCATGAAGTACGTGCTTACCAAGACGGTTATAGCGACGCTACCTTACTAGACATCCTTAGAGGTTGTAAGAAGTACGGTGTTACTAAACTTCTTATTGAGACAAACTTTGGTGATGGTATTGTCGGTGAACTCTTTAAAAAACACCTTCAACAAACCAAACAAGCAATAGACATCGAAGAAGTACGTGCCAATGTTCGTAAAGAAGACCGAATCATTGATACTCTTGAACCTATTCTAAATCAACATAAACTAATTGTCAATAGAGCAGTTGTTGAATGGGACTTTAACTCCAATAAAGACGCAGCGCCTGAAACACGACTTCTATATATGCTCTTCTATCAGATGAGCCGTATGTGTCGTGAAAAGGGTGCAGTAAGACATGATGATAGACTTGATTCCTTAGCTCAAGGTGTTAAATACTTCACAGATGCTCTTGCTATTTCAGCTTATGAGACAGTCAAACTACGTAAGCAAGAAGACTGGAATGATCTTCAAGAAGCTTGGTTAGATGATCCCCAAGCAGCTGCTTCTCATATGGCATTTGGATTCAATTTAGACCAACGTAGACAAGCAAGACAACTAGCCGGTAAAAGTTCAGTCCCCACCTGGGTTTAAGGGCAATCCGCCCCGTATACAGGGGAAGGGAAGGGTGGACCCAACTCCTGCGGGAGGAATAATCCAAGACAAACAAGTTGTCTTGTTCTATTCCTCTCTTTATTTAATGAACAGTGAGGGAACAAAAGACCAAAGACAAAGATCTCCCTCTTGGTTCATTCATCTACTCTACTGACTGAATCTTGTGAGTACTGATTCTCCCAATCCTTCTGAATCCTGTCACTACTTATACTACTGTATGCAACAATGAGTAGAACATATCGTAAGCAACCAGTACGTAATCAGTTCCGTCACCCACATACACATAACGAACGTAAGCAACAATGTGATACTTATAACGATACTCAATATACGGTAAGTACTAGGAATCGTTATATCCCTACAGCATACGACGATATCACTGCTACATCCATCTACCAAAACGATTACCACCAATGACAGTATCACTTATCCATTCCACCAAAGATGGTGATGACCTTATTGCCTATATGGCACGTGTTTCTAACCCAGCTAATCAAAACACTAAAGATAGTGCTCGTTTAATTAGCTACCTTATTAAGCATAACCACTGGTCACCGTTTGAAATGGTGAACATGTGTGTAGAAATTGAGACAACACGTAGTATTGCAGCACAAATCATTCGACATAGGTCCTTTAGCTTCCAGGAGTTTAGTCAACGGTATGCACAAGTAGTTGGTGAACCCGTCCTGCCTCAACTACGCAGGCAAGATACTAAGAACCGACAGAATAGCATTGATGATCTAGATAGCATGGAGGTTACTTACTTACAACAACAGATTGTTGATCACTTTGATGAAGGTGTAGCACTGTATGGAAAATTGCTGGAAGCTGGGGTAGCCAAGGAATGTGCCCGTGAAGTGCTGCCATTAGCAACGCCTACTAAGCTTTATATGAATGGTACTCTGCGGTCCTGGATACACTATTGTAACCTTCGGTGTGGGAATGGTACACAACTGGAACACAAGCGTATTGCAGAGGCTTGTAGAGGTCTTATACAGCAGTCCTTTCCTAATACGTATAAGGCTGTGTTCTCTATTTCCGAATAACGAATAGGGGTCGTTAGTTTTTAACAGAAATTTCTTAAGCCTTATACTACGCTGAAGCAGCGACGCAGACCCCCATAGGGGTACCCCCGGATCACACGTGCACACACCCGGGGGCAGGCACATGTACGCACCTGAGGGCGTGTAGACGCAGCCACTACGCAGCCACGCACACATACACATACCTACAGATGCACACGAGGAGTGGACAATAGTACAACTGTCCTACCTACCAATCTCAAACATCTGTAGCAATTCTCAATAGCTAACCTTATTGAGAACCCAGTGATACCAATGGATCACAGCGAAACACTGTACCATAAGCAACCCTGATAACCACTGCAACAACAAGGATCAGGCTGTACTATGTGCCACTCTCTCCAACTGTCCACCAACCATCGCTGCTAGGCTAAACCCATACTCTTCTTTGAATGTTGAGAGTATCTCGACTCTCCCTGTTAAGGGTGAGGAGAGTCTCGAAACTTCAACCAGAAGAGATGAGAGCCACCGACAACTGAATACGGCAAGCAGCCCTTGGCACTGTGCCACCTGACAAGCCGACCACTCCCTCCCTCAAACCAGCCACCCTGGCTTTAGGATGGCAAAGCACCTGGAAAACTGAAGAGCCAAGGCTGAGTAGGACCACGGGTCACTGCCGCCACCAAGCTGCCGAGCTAGTGCCAACTAGCGTTGCCGGGACTCCAGCTGGTGGGTTAGGGTACACTCCTTAGGTGCCAGCCGTGCCACGCCGAGAAGGGTTAGCACACCAAGCGCCGAGCCACAGGCGCAGACATAAATTAGATCATGGCCGCCCGGATAGAGCCTAAGCCTCTGCTATGCCCTGATGAGGTATACTACGCTTAGGTCATCATGAGTCTGATACTGAGGTGGAAGCGATACTCAGAGACTCACCAATCCACTTGCCTTTTAATTATGTTCAGCTTCAACGTTACCAACCGTACTTCCGGTGCTATCGATTGTCTGCTTGTTGATCCTACCCGTGGCACTGCTTGTGTCGTATTCAAGAATGGGTATAGCTACGCTTACCTCAACGTAAGCCGTCGTGCTATTCTCAACCTGCTTGCTAACAAGAATATGAGCCTAGGTTTCTGGGTTAATGAGAACCTGGTCAACGCTAAGCGTACCTTCGAATGCTCACTGAACTACGCTTGATTAGCACTCGTTAGTTACACTCTCCCATCACTTACGATGGGTTTCTGTAGCTTACACATAGCTACTTGTACATTCGCTTTACACAAACATGACGATGCATGATGCATTGACTGCACGCTTCACTGATGCAGATGAGATCAAGGACGTAGCTATGTATGGCTGCTCTGGTGGTGTCTCTGGGTTTATCTGGTACTCTGAGAATGAGAAGTTCTTCGATGAGTATGAGGATGAGATCTATGATTACCTCAACGATTGCGAGATGTCGATGAAAGATTTCGTACACTCTGGCTCTACCATTTCTTCACTCAAGAATGATATGGTGTGGGCTGTTGTTGAGGCATGGTGTTATGCCCAACACGCTGTTAATGAGATGGAAGCCGAAGCAGTGGCTGCCTGATGTCTACACTTAGGGATCATACACTGATCCTTTTCTGTAGCCCTCAAGCTACAATTGTTTACCCAATTGATTATGCTTTACCAAGTTAACTATAACCGTGGATACAACACACCAATGTGTGCCACTGAGTATGTACATGCCGACTCATATGATGAGGCATGGGTAATGGGTGATTGCAAGGCAATATACCCTGAACAAGTGTTTGATGTTTATCCCATCAACGACGCAGCTAGTGTATAGTTAGCGTTCACACTATGTGATCACTAACGTTCACACTC